CGGGCTATTTTTTTGTGCAGGGCATCGTGCATTAAACACAAATACCATTTAGCGCATAACATAGAATGGTATTTTTTCACTTCTTCTATTGACAGATTATGATTATCGCGCTATAATCTAAGTGTAGGCGAGGTAATAACAATGGCATTTTTTCTTCGATTCACCGTAGACGCTCAAGACGATTTGGAACGAAAGGTTTCTTACGATTGCGACATTTCCGAAAACCTTGACAGCATCCCTGATAATGCCGTGCGGTTTGAAGATGGCCTGATCGGCATCCCGCTACCCGGTTTGTGCGGGTACGAACTGGACGCTGAAACCATTGACGACGCGGTAGAACTTGCCAAGCAGGGGCAGGTAATTGGTCACAACTATTTACCTTATGGCAACATAGAAAACGACGATTGGGTAATTTTTGAAGGCGAATACGTTGCGGAATTGCCATTTGGCGACGGAATCAGTTTTCGCCCTGAAACCGTCGTTTACGTCAACAAATGAAAGATTACTTTATGACTGAACCAACAACCAGAGGCGGTAAACGCCCCGGCGCAGGACGTCCCGCTTCAAATCCCGACAATCCGCGCAACAAACGATTGACAGTATGGGTCAGCGCTGAAACCGCGCAGCGGATTACGCGGGAGGCTCAGGATAGAGGCATCACAGTCTCCGAGAGACTGTCTGAAATACTCAGGTAAGCGATATCCCCTCCATTAGGAGGGGATTTTTTCTGACGGTATAATGACGGTGTTGTTGTTTGTCGTCTGAATGCGGAGGGCGCTATGCCGTCTGTTTCCTGTGAGTATTTGCCGTCCGGGGCGCCGGAGATTGCCTATGCCAGGCTGATTGTCGTCGATGGGTTGACGTATAGGGCGGCGGCGATACGCATGGGAATCCACAAAGAGAGCGCTACTCGCTACCGTACCCGCTTGCGCCGCTATGTTGAGGCGCGTTACTCCATAAAAACTTCCTACTGTCATGCGGCGGCGCTGGCTGTGGGCCTCGTTATGCGTCATTAGTGCTGTTATTCCAACACTAACTATGATTTAATCCCCTATTTGTGGGATTATTGCGCTAAAATTACCTCGACAATATCGCAGGAAGGATACCTGCATCACACTATTCTCCGACCGTCCCTGGCGATGATGACAGGGAAAAACGGGCGGACAGTCTACCTTTACGCCGTAAATATAAATGCCCACAGATTCGGAACGAGACGCGCTATCGCTATTCGCTGGGGTCATGCATTCGGATCGGGATAAGCGGGCTGATTCCTATGGTTCCATCCGTCGTATCGCTGCGCGGGCTGGCGGCATGGTCTACCGTGATCGTCATCTTCTGACGCGGACTCCTGCGTGTTACCGTGACTTGCATCGACAGGCTGTGCGGGATGATGCGCCATGTTTGATTCGGACGCTGGCGGGGAAATCATGAGCGAAGATGAGCAACAGGCCGCGAAGCAAGGGCTGACGCTTCGGGCGTTCAAGCGGGAGCGGGATCGGCGCGTACAACGTCACACGAAACGATTCCAGAAGTACAAATTCGGGATACTCAATACTGACGTTTTGAAACCTCTGGAACTGAGACGGAAACAACGATGAAAACTCCAGCATGGCAGAGAAAAGCGGGGCAGAGTCCGGCCGGCGGACTGAACGCGGCGGGACGGGCAAGCGCGAAGGCGGCGGGACATAATCTCAAGCCTCCAGCGCCGGCGCCGAAGACGAAGGCGGCCGCCGGACGGAAGGCGTCGTTCTGCGCGAGGATGTCTGGGATGAAGGCGAAGTTAACGTATGAGAAGACGGCGTCTGATCCCAAATCGCGTATCAATCTATCGCTAAAAAGGTGGAAGTGCCCATGAAAAAAGCGGTATGGAATACTCCTGATCCATCGCGCATACCTGCGCGAGAAAAGAAATCTACTCCGTTGTCGTCGAAACAGAAGGCAAGCGCGAAGGCAAGCGCGGCAGCGGCTGGTCGTCCGTATCCTAACCTGATCGACAATATGAGGGCGGCGAAGAAGGGTAAGTGATGGCGCGTCGGTATTACACTGAGGACGACAAGGCGACGGCGCTGGCGTATCTGGAGGCCAACAGAGGCAATGTACGGGTGACAGCGAAGCAGGTGGGGATACCGTTTCAGACATTGCAATATTGGGCGAAGGGTGGAGCGATTCGCCCTAATATGACTGAACTTTCGGTCATAAAAAAAGAGAGTTTGCGCGAACGGTGGGAATCGCTGGCGTATCAGGCGCTGGAGGCGGCGAAGAATCTATCTGAGGAGGCGTCTTACAAGGACTTGGTGATGGCGGCCGCCATTGCAACAGATAAATCTCAGGCGCTGGCGGATCGGGAAAATGCGGAGCAGGCGGTAACGGAAGAAAGGTTTTTGCAGGTTGTTGGTACGTTGCGTGGGTTGTTAGATCAATATGTTACCGATACCGATACCCGTGCGGTCATTGCGTCCCAATTCGCGGCGATTACTGAAGCAGGACACGCTGATGCAGGGGCTGGCGTCCCTGCTGGTTCCGAAGCAGGATGAGGCTCCCCTACCAGGCGCAGAATTAGCATACCCAGAATGGCTGGCGGTGTCGGCGTCTCTAACGGCTCCGATGGCGGCGCATCATGAGCGGGCGTGGGAGTGGTTCGATGGATTAAAGCTGGGCGTAAAGCCTCGCGCATTGATCGAGTGCTGGCCGCGAGGTCACGGTAAATCGTCCACGGTGGAGCTGGGGATTGTTCGGTCTTGCGTCCGGCGGTCGCGGAAGTTCTGGCTTTACTGTTCCCGGACGCAAGAGGCGGCGGATCGCCATGTGCAGAGCATCGCGGAGATATTCGAATCGCTGGGGATTGAGCGGGCGGTGAACCGATACGGCTACAGCAAGGGCTGGTCGGCGTCCATGCTGAGAACCAATACCGGATTTTCTGTGCTGGCGTTCGGTCTGGATGCCGGGGCGCGTGGGGTCAAGCTGGGAGCGCTTCGTCCGGACGGAATTGTTCTGGACGATATCGATGAACTGGGAGACAGCGCCGCCAGGGTCGAGAAAAAGGAACAGACGATCACGCAAGGGGTGATTCCGGCCGGTTCTATCGACGCGGCGATTGTGTTCGTCCAGAACCGAATCCACGCAAATTCGATCATGTCGAAGACGCTGTCGGGCGATTTGCGGATGCTGGCGAATCGTGAGGATCCTGCGGTTATCATAGCGGTCGAGGGGTTGCGGACGGAGGAGCGGGGCGGCAGGGATATCATCGTCGAGGGCGTCCCTACGTGGTCTGGGAAAGATTTAGAGATTTGCCAGCAGGAAATCGACGACATGACGCTGCAGTCGTTCCTTCGGGAATGTCAGCAGGAGGTCGGGGCGGGCGGTCTGCTGTTCGGGAAGTTCCGCGAGGCGATTCACGAATGCGCGCCGTTTGCGATTCCGAGGCATTGGAAGATTTGGGCAAGTCACGATTACGGTACGAACGCTCCGGCTTGTTCTCATGTGTTTTGTTCTGACGAGGCGGGCGATATCTATGTCCTGGGCGAGCATTACCAGGCGGGGCAGGAATCGTCCCAGCAGTGCCAGTCGTTTCTGGATTTGTGCGCTCGGTTAGGGGTGGCGGCGCCTGTTGATAAGGCGAATCCGGACGGGGTCTGGGATTGTTCGCGGGTGGAATTGGTGGCGTTTGACTATGCGTCGACGTTTCCGCCAGAGAATCCAGAGCAGCGGCTCGGTGAGTATCCGGTCGAGGTCTGGTGGCGGCGTGGGGTTCCGGCGGTCCGGGCGGTCAAGGATCGGAAGGCGGGCTGGTCGAATGGCGGCGAGTGGATCGCGGCTCGGCGGGACGGGAATCCTCGGATGTGGATCGTGCGCGGGGCGGCGCCGCGATTGGTGAAGTTTTTGTCGGGCGCGATGTCTGCGGTCAGTGATCCAGACGAGCTGGATGCGGGTTATCGTGATGACCACGCGGGCGATTCCTGGCGTTACGGGCTGATGGTTCGCCCGTACAAGTCGCCGCCGGCGCCGGAAGCGGTAGCTCAGAATGCGGCGGTAGCGCCGCGCTGGATGCAGAAGCGAGGGAAAAGGAAGCTATGAAAAAAAAGAAAATGTCTGACGCGCAGATGAAGCTGGTGCGGATGATGCAGAAAATGGAAGGCAGCAAGGCGGATATGAAGGCGGATATGAAAAGCGGCGCCGCCGAGAATTCCCCTACGGACATGAAGCAGGACAGAACGATGGCCATGCGGATGGTGAAAAAATATTAAGAAGTGATGACTCATTTCTTATTTATTATGCTTGTCCTGACGATGGGGGCGGGCTTTTTTTTCATCTGGCGGGAATTGTACCTGCTGCGAATCGGGCGCCATGTGTTGTTCCCGCGACGAGCGGAGCGGGCGAAGAGGAAGCTGTGATGTCGATAAAACCTCCGGGGCGCGAGACGCCAGGTCAAGTCCTGAATTTGATGCTACTCGCCGCGTTGGTGGGGTGTGTCGCCTACGTCACGAATATTATTTTGCTATCTACAAGGTGAGGAAGGAATCGCTATGACTAATTGTGTTATCGGGTCGTTCGTCAATGCGACGACGAAGGATTCGCTCGATGTCGCTTTCCGAAACGAGGAGGATTTCCTCGCGTATCAGGAATCGCTGGTGGCGACGGGCGAGTATTTGGTGAGTGGTAGTCGTCCCGTAAAATTTATTGACGATGTTCCGGCGGCGATTGCGGAGATTGCGGCGCAACAAAAAGCGGCGCTGATTGCTCGTATCCGGTCGACGTTCGGGGATTCGACGCTTGATCAGGCCGGGCTTTTGAAGCCTCTGGTGGACGCGGGCAAGAAATAATCACATGAGAATGCCGAATTGGTTGGGCGGATCGTCTTCCGATGTCCCGAAGCTGAATGATCCAGATAATCCCAAGTCTGAATTAACGCCCAGGGACTACGAGGCGAAGGATGGTCGATCACAAGACCAGATTGGCGCCGACCAGCGGCTGTCGGCGTTCGTACAGGATTGCTTCACTCGGGCGCGGCGGGCGCGTCAACCATTGGAACGTGACTGGACGCTCAATATCGCCATGATGGAGGGGCGACAGTGGCTGGGGTGGGATGATGCGACGCATCGTGCGATATCGCTGATGGATGATAACGAGCAGGATCGGTACATCACTGATCCGCTGATCGAACCATTGCTCACGAAGTGGGTGGCGCTGGTCACCACGACGAAACCGGACGCTTCTGTTGTTCCGATGAACGACACGGATGCATCGAGGCTGGCGGCGCGTGAAGGTAACGCGATTCTGGGGCATCTGGACCGGCGCTGTAATCTGGCGGGGCAATCCATCGAGGCGGCATACTGGCTCGGCGTCTGCGGGGTTGCGTGGGTAAAGGAGCGGTGGGCGCCGGAAGCGTTCGCGGATGTTCCGGTGGACGGGGCGTGTAAATCGTTGGCGGTGGGAGAGGTCGAGGAGGAGGTCCTGTCTCCGTTCGAGGTGTTTTTGGATCCGTCGGCTCGGCGGTGGCGCGATGTGCGGTGGATTATCCATGCGACCATGCGCCCGCTTTCGTGGTTTCAGGAGCATTATGGTTCCGAGGAGTACGGCGGGGCGGGCTGGCGTGTGCAACCTGGCAAGATGGGCGGCATGGGTACGGCGGCGTCAGGTGGGTTCATTTCTCCGTTCATGGCGGGATTCGGTGGGGCGTCGGCGTTGCGGACGGGGCCTCTCTCTACTCCGAGCGGGGCGGCGAACAATGAGGCGCTGTGTCTGGAGATGTGGGAGGAACCTTCCGCTAAGTATCCAGAGGGTCGGTACATCGTGCTGGGCGGCGATGTGGTGTGCTATTCGGGCGATTGGCCCTACAAGCGCGGAAAGCGATCTTCGGCGTCACCAGACAACAAATTTCCGTTTATCCGGGGCGTTT